CAACAATGGAAATCTTCTGGCGACAACTTGAACCTGGTGCCCGACGTTCCGTTGGTAACATGAAAGATATCATCTTTGACAATGTTCGACGATGGCTACATGAAATCAAACACTCAACCGAACCACCTCACCGGCACTTTTACTATATGATTATCCATCTCAAAAGCGCTCTTGTTCCTCAACACGACCCTGATAAAGCACGAACTATATTCGGAGTTCCCAAACCCTGGATCTTAGCTCAAATTATGTTTTTCTGGTCATACTTCAACTGGGCAAAACGCACTAAGAAAACTCCTCTACTATGGGGATACGAAACCTTTAATGGTGGCTGGCTTCATTTAAACAATGAACTATACACTAATTATCTCCGCGTTTCATTTCTTATGATAGACTGGAAAAGATTTGACAAATATGCTCATTTCACAGTGATACGTGACCTATTTAAAATTATGCGCACATTCGTAACCTTTGATGAAGGATATGTTCCTACTATGAACTACCCTAACACTGAAGATACCTGGCACACACATCAACGAGATGCACTACAACGTCTCTGGGATTGGACCCTCGAAGCATTCGAGCAAACACCTGTCCTCTTACCCGATGGCCGAGTTTACAAACGAAAACACGCTGGTATACCCTCTGGCCTATACATCACCCAATTCTTGGACTCTATGTATAATATGACTATGATATGCACAATTTTACACTCAATTGGCTTCCAATTAAACCGAAAACTCATCATGAAAATCATGGGCGACGACTCCCTCGTCCGCCTTAACGTACTGATTCCTCCGAATCAACATGCTTCATTCCTTGCTGCTATGCAAACCAAAGCTACTTACTACTTTGGTTCGATCATTGCTGTCGAGAAATCAAAAGTATCTAACACGTTAAATGGATGTGAAGTACTATCGTACTACAATCACAATGGATTGCCACACCGCGACCCGGATGCGCTACTCGCGCAATTCTACCACACTAAGGCTCGCAACCCAACACCCGAACGTACAATGGCTTCTGCCGTTGGCTTCGCTTTTGCAAGCTGTGGATTCGAACCCCGCGTCTACAACGTCTGTAAGGATATTTTCGAATTCTACCTTAAGCAAGGTATTGTTCCTGATCCTTCTGGCTTGAAATTGGCCTTTGGCGATGACCCTATGTCATTGACCATTCGAGACATTGATCTGTCCCGCTTCC